AGTTTATAGATGATCCCACAGAGCTATCTTTTGCGCAGTTAACAGTAAACAAGTCAAAGTTATCGTCGGCATTTTGAAGAGTGTTAATTGTAAGTCCTGCGCCGCTTCCTGCAAGAGTTATTGCTTTACTGCTAATAGCATTGTTAATTACGTCACCAACAACTCTAGAAAGATTGCCGTCTATTAACTGTGTACTATCGCCACCAAATACAGATCCTTGCACATCACCGAGAACACTACCTGTTATGTTACCAGTTACGTTACCTGTAAGCTCGCCTGCTAGTGTATTGTTAGTTGGATCAACCATTACAGTACTATCGTTACCGATAATCTGTGGTCGTATTTGCGGGTTAGTATTACCAAATACTTCACCTACAGGTCTACCAACCCAGTTAACACCGTCACTCATTAACAGCATACCGTTGCTTGGACTGCTTAAAGTATCGTCGACATTTATTAAATCATGTAATGTTAATGCACCTACGCCTGGTAAAGTAGTGCCTTCCCATTTATTGTTACCTGCAATCCAGGTTAATACTTGATTGTTTGTAACTGCTGCTGTGTCAGTGTCGGTCAGCTGTGTTATTGTAGTTGGCGTACCAACTCCTGCACCAGTTACTACATTACCGCCAGCAGTACTACCATCACCTGCGTATAGTAACTTAGTGTCAGTAGTGTAGAGTAACTCACCTTCTACGGGTGTTATTAGTTGACGTTCTGCATCTGTGCCGCGTCTTAGACGTAATGCCATGTTTTTAACTCCTGGAATATCTTATTACTAGTATTTATACAATTTAAGATAAATCTACTTACGCTTCTTCATAAAGGTTGCAGTACGTTTTTTAACGTCTTTAACTACTTTTGTAGTGTCCAATCGAAAATCAACATGTGATATTTCTTCATTATATTGTTCAAGAAAAGTTTCTAAACTGCTTTCAACTAGTGCGCCACCAGCTGTAGCTGTCTTGTCCATATCTATTTCCCATATCTTTCCGTCATGAAAGTAAACATGAACACTATGTATATATTCGATCGGAACAGCCTTAATTTCGATATCGTTAAATATTTCAGGCCATTGACTAATTACTTCCGCAGGTAACTTATTTTTAGGCACTTGCAGTAGTCTTCTTAGCAGCTTTCTTCACAGTAGGCACTAGCTCTTCTGCTTGAGCTCTTAGTGCTTTAGCTTCTTTATACAATGCATCTGCTTGTGAACGATACTGTCCAGCTAATGCATCATCAGTTAATATACCTTCAGTAGCTGCTGGAGTAGGAGTTACACCTGCCATTTGTTCAGCAGTTAATACCGGAGCTGGTTCGCCACCTGTTGCAACAATAGTAGGATCACCCTGACCTTTTATAGCCATATCAGCAACTGTGACACCTTGTTGTTGTGCAATTGCTTCATTCAACTTGTCTAGCATAATAACAGAGTTTCTGTTAGGAACCATTTCAACATTATTAGTTGGCATCTTAATCATTTTACCTTGCGTATGAAAACGTGCAAGCATATTACTACCGTCTGGTAATGTAGTACGCATCATAACAGTTGCTAAGTCATCTGCTTGTTGTCCTGAAGCTGATTCAACACACTTCATTAGCGAATCGTGATCACCCGCTTCTAAATTTTCAGTAGTTACGACAATGCAGTTCTCAGGCTCACCTGGTACTACTTTGTACGCTACTATGATCTTCCTTTGATTGTTAGCCATTCGGCCTACATGCTTTAGCATATTATGCTCCTTGTTCTGGTTGTTGTTGTGCAACAGCAGCTAAGAATGTTTCTAGCTTGCCATAAGTTTGTCCAACAGTCATCATCTCATTAGGCTTAAAAGCGCCACGCTGACTAGCAACATCAATGATACTCTTTAATGCTTGTAAGTCCTGTACAGTTAAGTCCGGGCCTTGTTGTTCTGTTGCCTGTTCTGCTGCCACTTCTGGTGCAGTTACTTCAACGTTAGTTTCTTCGCTCATAATTGTCTCCTTGTATAGTATATATGCGCTGTTTATTTATTTGTACTTCAAATGTGGACAAGCTAACATGAAAAAGCTCATGTCTTTTGTTTCTTCAAAGCCCACTGTTAGTACTTGTGTTAACTTATTGCCACTATCTAGTGATACATTTCTACCAATATAGAATCGATGCTTTAAGTTTTTGTTCACCCATTTGACAATAGTACCTTCGATATTATATGTCATGGGCAGATTAACGTACTCAAAGTGCGGCGGAGCAGTCTTTGCTTGCCTTACTTCGAATACGTTTAATGGATTCGGTTTTTTATTTTTTATCATATCATCCTAAATCTAACTCGCCGCCGTTTGAACCATCACCTACCTTGCCTTTAATAAACGTATTAAACGCGATAGATATTCTTTCGTTAGTTGACAAGTTTCTTTTTACAGAATGGAAACACTGTGAAGGAAACAATACAATACAGTTATCCTCAACTGGCAAATCCCATGTCATTGAATTAAATATAGTAGCTTCGTCACGTTGTATGTTTAACATAAACGTAGGCGTATTGCTAGTAAATGTAATCAACGGAACACTATCTGTAGTCTTTAAATATAGTATACCTGACACTATGCTGTTAGTATGATTGTGCAACATATGTTCTTGATTTCCTTGTGTCACGTTCAACCAAGAATTAGTTATATGAAGCGGATAACTATATTTCATAATACCAGTATAGTAGTCTTGCGCATAACGTAAGCATACTTCTTTTAGTTTTGCATACTTAGGATTTTCTAACAAGAGCATATCAAACGATGCTCCGTTTCCTAATCCTTGCAAGAAAAGATCTGTAGTATATAGTTCGTCTAGTTCTTCCTTATCAAACTCTACAGCAAGATCTTTCTTAGCTATTACAGTTGGAAATAACGGATATACTTCAAAGCTCATTACGCTGCCACATCATAATGCGCTGTTTGTCCAAAGGGTGCTTGTAAGTTCTTATCGTGGTGCGAGTGAATAATAAACACTGTGTCACAGTAGTCTTCATCGCCCCAGCTATCCCAAGCATAACCGTCTGTAAACATAATAAGCTTCTTAGGAACATAATCTTGATCTTTCATGTATGACCAGTTAGCCATAAAGTCAGTTCCACCGCCACCCATAATTTCGTAGTCTAGCAAGTCTTCGCCGCCATCGGAACTAAAGTCTTGTTCGTTATATACTTTAGTATCAAAGCACCATACTTTAATATTGTAGTCTTGGTACTCTTCCATAATGCCTTTAATTTCACCTAAGAAGTCTTCGCCTTGTTTATTACCTATCGAACCCGACATGTCTATAGCTACAGCAAGATCAATAGTTTCTGCATAGTCCATAGCAGGAAGTATTGCTCCGCTCAGTTGTCCTTTACGTGAAGGACGACTAAAAGTGTAATCACTTCTAATTATGCTTTGTATTTGCTGACGTAGTATTTCACGCCAGTTCATTTTAGGTTCTGTTAGTTCTTTAATCATACGTGCAACTTCGCCAGGTACGTTGCCAGCACCTGCGCTTTGCGCCGCTGAGATCATGTTCTCTTTAATCTCATCTTTAATCTTTTTCATATCTTCTTTGCTATATGTAGGCTTCTTAGAACTAGTAGCATTACCGTTAGTATCTTCGCCTTCTCCGCCGTCTTCTGTTCCAGCGTCTTCACCATTTTCAAGATGTTCATCAAGCATTTCGCCAAGCTGCTTTAGGTATTCGTCGCCCATTTCTTTTGCTTTGTCGTAAACATCGTCATATACTTCTTCTGATGTCCAACCTTCGTATTTAAAGTCTTGATAACAATCTACAATGCTTGGAATTGTTCCTATACCATCACGTACTAGTGTATTGTTTACAATGTAGTCTGCGCTAATATTGTATATCATTGCATTGCGATCTTCTCTGCGACCTATGTGATCAAATACCATGTGTAAAATTTCATGTGCAACAACAAACTCAATCTCTTTATTATTCATTGCATTAAAGAATTGTGTGTTGTAGTACAAGTTACGACCATCAACAGCGGCAGTACCTAGCCACTCATCGGCAGCAACAATACGCAACCGTGTAGCCATGTTGCCAAAGAAAGGATGACGCAATAGCAACCCGATACGTGCAGTAATAATACGATCAAGTACTACTAACCGCATCTCTTCTAATGCTTCGGGTGTAATATTAGGGTCTGGTGTAAAGCCTTTAATTTTACTTTGTGTGTCTTTAGTACTCATTATACTCGCCCTTTCTTTATTAACTTATACATATATTATAGCATATAATTTACGACTTGTCAACCATAAAGTAAGGACGAACTCAAAAGAACCCGTCCTTTTAGTATCAAGCAGCCTGGGCTGCTTTAATATACTTACCATAACGCTCATGGAATTCATCAAAACATTCTACTTCGTCTGGATCAATGGGCAAGCTATACTGTGTTAGGGCAAGCTTAATACCCATAACAACTAATTCAGTATCGAAGTTATCCATTGAAAAGCGTAAGAAGTTGTTAACTTTGTCATCAAACTTCTTATCATTTTTGTCAGCGGCATCCTTTAACTCGTAGCAAAGAGATACAGTTAAGGAGTACATTGCACTAATTTCTTTAGTCTTTAGCTCTTTTACTTTGCCTGATAGAATGTCACTCGGATTAGGCATCTGTCCAGCAATCTTGCGGTGTGCCATAAACTTAACTGCTAACCCTTCGCCAATAGCACCACTAACTAAATCAGTAGTTGTTGTATCGTCCAAGTTGTCATCTAATAATTCTGATACAAAGGACCACGAACGCGGAGTTGCAAAGGACCTGCTTGGAGACTTAGGGTCAAAATCGTATAAGTCTTTCTTTGCAAACGTTAAGTATCCTACTACGTCTGTATGGACATTATTAATTACGCTCCACTGGAACCAATCGTTGAAGTCTACTGCTAATTCTAAGTGGATAAAGCGATTAGCTAACGGAGCAGGCATACGATAAGTAACACCTTTGTCAGCTTCACGGTTGCCTGCCGCAACAATCATTACATTATCTGGAAGTGTGTAAGTACCAACTTTACGATTTAAGATCAACTGGTATGCTGCCGCCTGTACACTTGGCGCTGCCGAGTTCATTTCGTCTAGGAAAAGTACAATGTGATCATACTGTGCCGCAAATTCTGCACTTGGAAGTTCGCTTGGTGCGCCCCACACCATTGTGCCTGAGTTGCTGTCGAAGTATGGAATACCTTTAATATCTGTAGGTTCCCAAAGCGATAATCGGATATCAATTAAATGTGAATTTGTAAACGTTTCACAAATTTGTGCTACGATATCAGACTTGCCAATACCTGGAGGTCCCCATAAAAAGATAGGACGTTTCTTCTTTAGTGCATGAGTAATACTAGCTTTTGCCCCATTTGGACTAACAGTACGTGTCGTTTCCATAATGTGTTCCCTTTTATCTTAGTACATTTAATTAACTTATGTAACTATTATAGCACCATAATAACGTTTAGTCAACCATTATCTGCAATTTTTAGCTCTTTTTTTGCCTATTCATTGCTTTAGTTAGGCCATACTTGCGTAAGTCACCGCTGAAAAGAGTAAGTTCGACTGCCTTCTTTTCGTTAGTAACGGTAATACCTCTGTTAGTAAGATAATACGGACAGTCAATAAACTGGTCTAAGAAGATAATAGTTTGGGTAGTAAGCGGCATGTCCTTAGCAAACGGTATATCGTATGTAGCTAATTCTATTGCCACTAATACTTCAAATCCAGTATTGGTTAATCGTAACCCACCTGACCCTTTATTTCTGTTGTTCTGCCACCATATAGGTAGGTACTCAGCAACAGTAGCATCATTGATACTTTTATTAAGCTCTTTTAGAAAGATCTTAGTATATGTGTCTTTCCAGTTCATTCGTCCGTCACAAGTTCGCCAGCAGTAAGTTTGTATACTGAAAAGTCAGTACATCTAAACATATCGTTTAATTTTCTAGCAAGGTTGTGTGCGTGTCCGGGATTCGAAAAGCTAACCTTCTTATACTTAGGACCTGGATAGTTAGTAAGTGCATTAGCACTCTTTAAATTAAATGGTGTGTTTTGATAAAACACTGCCCAAATAGCTTCTGCTCCAAGTACTTGTTCACTTTTGTATGTTTTACTATCAATGTTTTCTAAAATAACTGTCGGTTTAGGTCGACTCATATGCGCAATCCTTTTATTAACTACGCATATATTTATCTATTTTAGAGTTAAATGCGTAGTTAAAACTTCGAACCACCATCCATTGTAATATTAATCACTTCGTCATTACTCCCGGCAGACTGTGCTACTAACAGCTCTAAATCGCCGTGTAAGCGAGTCATTACAATACCTAATGTAAATGCTAAGTTCTTAGCTGTATTCATGTCTAACGTTACGTTAGGCACTCTAGCAGCTTCTGCCGCCTTAACAGCTTGTAGAAACTGTTGAAGTGGAATAGTGTTTAACGGTTCAACGGTTGGCACGGCTTAACTCCTGTCGCATTTCTAAGTCTGTTTTAAATGGGCCTTTATACTCGTATCGTTCTACAGTAATTTGTTTAGGGCAAAAGCTTTTAACCCAACCTTTATCAAAGTGTATAATATAGTATCCTGCACAATACGCACTCTTAGACTTATTACTTTTAGTAAACAACGGTAGCTTACGTTTTATATCGTACATAGTATTATATGGAGATACAGTTGTTGGATAACCATGCACAGTGAATGATTCTGGTTTTACTTTTACGGATTCAGGTGTAACATCATTCCAAATAATACTAGAGCCAAAACGTTTTTCCATCTCATGAGCTGTATCAAAGAAACAAGTTTCTACTCGACTACTAAACATGTAACGATCGTCATTCCATGATACTGTACCAACACGCTCTTCATCGCTTTCAATAATCCAAAACTTATCTTTTACTACTGCTTTTGCTTTCAATGTCATACTGGATACCTCGCTGATAGCGGTTCAGTGTAATAAGTAGCTTGATCTGCAATTCGTTGCATATCCCACTTAGCACAAAATTTCATAAGTCGCATACCTACTTGTGACACAGTTTTAGGTGTCATGTGTTCTGCAACAACTGAATCAATAATCTCTCTAACGTCTGTAGGTTGCGCAGTTAAGTCACACAATACTACATTACGCTGATAGTCATCAAGTACACGATGCTCATCACCGTTATGATCAGTCCAACGCTGTAACATCATGTTATTCCAGTTAAAGCCTTTGTTGTCTTTATCTGCATATGCTTCGTTAAGACCAACTTTATTCTTAGTACCTTTAGTACGTACACCAGGATAAGCACTAAACACATTATCACTTGTGTCACCGCGCATACACTTTTCAAACAACATAAAGTCAGGCACAGGAGCAAGCTTTGCTGCTTTAGTCTTCTTATCTATTACAGGCTGTCCTTTGTCATCAAAGTAACCTTCGTGTGTAATAGTTACATTGCTAACGCCATTGTATTGACGTACTGTAGGACTAACAAGTTGTGCAAAGTCGCCATCGGTACTAATAATAACATGCTTATCATTAGGATGTGATTGTACCCAGCCTGCAATAAGATCGTCTGCTTCTAGACGTTTGTGTTGCATCACTGTACAATTAGTCTTGTCTGTAACAAAGTTCTTAAA